AGATATTCCTGTATCTGATCCAACTATTTTTTCTATGTCACAACGTGTTACGTTGGCACAAACACAATTACAATTAGCGGAAGCTGCCCCTCAAATGCATAATATGTATGAGGCATACCACCGTATGTACGCTGCAATGGGAGTACAAAATATAGATGCTATTTTACCTATTCCTCAGCCACCTAAACCTAAAGATCCAGGGTTAGAAAATGCTTTAGCTTTAACAGGTCAATCATTAACTGCTTTTAGAAATCAGAATCAACTTGCTCATATAGATGCTCATAGAGCTTTTTATTCCAGTTTTTTAGTGAGAAATAATCCTCAGGTTATGACAATTATACAAGCTCATATTATGGAACATATAGCATTACAAGCACGAGAAGAGGTAGAACAAGAGATGAAAAAAGAATTTGAGGAAATTATGGCACGAGCAGGGGGTCAATTACCACCAGAACAACAACAAGAAATGCAAGAAATCTTAGAATCAAAAATTGCCGAGAGAATTGTTGAAATGACAGAACAAATGGTAACTGAAGAACAAGAGGCAATGCAACAAGAAGGTGAAGATCCTTTAATTAATTTAAAACAGCAAGAAATTAATTTAAAACAACAAGATATTCAAAGAAAAACCGAATATGATCAAGCTAGAGTAGGTCTAGATCAAGCTAGATTAGATCAAACAGCGGAAATTGCTGAAGCTAAAATGGATTCTCAAGAAGATATTGCTCAATTAAGGGCTAATGTTAACTTAACCAAGCAGAAAGAGATAGAAAAAAGTAAAAAACGTCCACGAACAGTGGATGTCAACAAGAATATACGTTTTGATAACTAATTTAGGTCTTGTAAAAGTGAGTAATCACTCTAATGTTAATGCTATGACACAAGCTGAAGAAAAATTACATAAGTGGTTTGAAGAATTAATGGTTATGGCAGAAAAAACTTCCAAATGTGATGAAGATAGTATACTTTTAGCAGGTGCTTTTATGAGTGCTGCTAGGGTTTTATACTATAATCATTTAAATCCTGTAGAAGCTGGTAATATTATGGAAGCTAACACCGTTGATTTGGTTGAATTAATCAAACCAACAATACATTAGAGGAGAGAAAAATGGCAAAACCTAAATATATAAATGGATCTAAGTATCCTAATGCTAAAATGACAGTTTCTGAAGATTTAAATCCTTATGCTGGTCCTACCGTAAATAAAGCTTATGCTCCTTCTACAGCGGCTTTAAGAGTTCAAGGTCCATCAAAAGTCGATAATTTAGGAAGTGGACCAAAAGGACAACGTAGTAAAATGCAAATTAAAAAGGTTCCGTTTAAAGGCGTTTTTTAATGGAATGTAAGAATTGTGGTCATGCCTGTCATTGTAGTAATGGTGGCTCATGTCAATCATGTGATTGCAAAAATTGTGAACATACTGTAAATTAACATGTTTTAAAAAGGAGGTCATATGAACCTATTAAAAGATTTATGGGCACACATTAAAGAGTGGTCAGACTGGAAAATGAAAGACTGGATAAAAGCGGGTATTGTCGCTATTGTTGTTATCCTTATTATTTCTAGCATGACTGGTGGCGCTGCGTAATGTTAAACTTACTCGGAGGCATACTAGGTGGAAAAGGCGGAGCCTTAAAAACAATCGCTAAAGTAGTCGATGAGATCCATACCTCAGAAGAAGAGAAATTAGATAAAAAGATTTTAATGCAACGTATCCAACAGAAACTTGCTGAGAAGCAGTTGGATATAAATGCAAAGGAGGCAGGTCACCGCTCCGTTTTTGTGAGCGGTTGGCGCCCCGCAATCGGCTGGACGGGAGCCTTTGCCTTAATGTTCGAGTTCATTTTATCACCCTGCATAGAATGGTATAGTAAGTTTGCAGGGTTAAACTTAACAGCCCCTGAAATTCAGACTGGCCCATTACTAGCAATTGTCACTTCAATGCTCGGCGTAGCGGGAATGAGGTCTTTCGAAAAAGCAAAGGGTTTAACTAAATAGGAGAGAGCTATGGCTAATACTAGAAGAATGAATAGACTCGAAGAGCTTGGTCGAGTAGATTCTGAAAAAGCTTACACTAAAGGTGGTAAGAAAAATTTAAAAGCAGAGAAGAAAAGAATTGTAGGAGAACTTACAAAAAGACGTGGTGGCGGAAGCATGGGCGGTGGAATGAATCCAGGCGGATGGTCTCCTGACCCAACTGTGGAAAGCATTGTTGGATATAATCCTCGAAGACCTAATAGAATGAAAAAAGGTGGATCAATTAAAAGACGTGGCGGTGGAATAGCCAAACGTGGAATGGGGATAGCGAAATGAGTAATACGAAAACAACCCAAAAGCAGATGGGTAATGATCCTGTTCTTGGACGGCTTGGTAAAAAAGAAATAATTAAAAAGTTAGTTGATCGTCATCCAGAAGTAAGTAAAAAACAACTTGAGGGTTTAGATTTAAAAAAATTAAAAGCCTTATTAATGAGTTGGAAACCACTAACAAGAACTGGTCCAATGTCAGATGTTCATCCTGGAACTGATAAACGTGGTGGGCGAACTGTGGTAGATCGTATAAAAGAACATATAAAAGGCACTAAGGTTGCTAAACGCCGAGGTGGTGGGATTGCTAAAAGAGGTTTTGGGATAGCAAAATAATGGCAATACCTAAAGGACCAGGAATGGGTGTTAGACAACGTATTGCTAATGCGGCGAACTTAGGAAGAAATATTGCAAGAAAACCTATTGGAGATCCTACAGGTCAAGGCTTAAAAGGTAAAACTTTAACAGGAGGTGCTATGCAAATAAAAAGAAACGTTGGAACTAAAGTTCCTGAAACACGGAAAAAAGGTGGAATGGTAAAAAGTTCTGCTCAAACTTCTGTTATTAAAGGAGCTCAAGTACGAGGTTCTAGAGAAGGATCAACTATTAAAGGACCAAAAGCAAAAGGTTCTAGAGAAGGTTCTGTTATTAAAGCGAAAGATGGTAAATGGATTCAAAAAGCAATTAAGAAACCAGGTGCACTTCGTGCTTCTTTAGGAGTAAAAAAAGGAAAAGATATTCCAATGAAAAAACTCGATAGCGCAGCAAAGAAAAAAGGTAAAATGGGACAGCGTGCCCGATTAGCAAAAACTCTCCGTGGTTTTAAAAAATAGTGCCTTTTAGATCTAAAAAACAAAGAGCATATCTTTATGCAAATAAACCTGAAATGGCAAAAAAATGGGCTTCAGAACACGGAAATAAGATTGTAAAAAAGAATACAGGAGGGTATATAGAGGTTTATCCGAGAGGATTTAGTCGAATGCTACCGAGTAAAAGACAGAAAACTAAAATATTTGTATAAGGAGAAAGAATGTCTGAAGTTTTAAAAAAAAGAATACGTGACCACGAAGGGTTCATTGCAAAACCATACCTGGACTCGCTAGGAAAAGCTACGATAGGCTATGGCCACCTCATTACCGATGAAGATAATTTTGAAAATGGTAAAGAATATTCTAAAGATGAATTACTAAAATTATTTGATAAGGATTTTGCAAAAGCAGAAATGGGTGCTAACCAATTAGTAGGTCATATTCAAGAATTACATATTGAAGCAAAAAATATAGTAACGGAAATGGTGTTTCAACTTGGGACTCAGGGGGTCAGAAATTTTAAAAATATGCTAGATGCCCTTGAAAATAGGGATTACCAAAGGGCGAGCACCGAAATGCTGGACTCGAGGTGGAATGCACAAACACCAAATCGTTGTCAAAATTTGGCAAAAATTATGTCTACATGCGCATAGAGAATTTTTTTACATATTACAAAAAACAATTAATTACTAGACAAGACCAGGTAAAAGAAGCTATATTGCAAGGTGTAAAAGATTGGGAGGAATATAGGTATTTAACAGGTAAGTTAGATGCTTTAAAACAAGAAGTACAGGAACTCACGGACCTGCTAAAGAAAACGGAGCTAGAAGATGAATAAAACGGCAAGTAAATTAATTGTCCCAAAACATGTATGGGATACAAAAACTCCCGAAAAACAAAAAAAAGAATTAGAAAAAATACCAGCGCCTTGTGGTTGGAGAATGGTATTATACCCTTTAAAACTAGAGAGTAAAACTTCAGGAGGATTACATTTGACAGATGACACCGTAGAGCAATCTCAAATTGCTACTAATGTCTGTAAAGTTTTAAAAATGGGGCTAAGTTGTTATAAAGGTCAACCAGAAAAGTTTCCTGATGGTCCTTGGTGTAAAGAGGGAGATTGGGTTCTTATTACAAGATATGCAGGATCTCGTATTAAGATAGACGGAGGTGAACTTAGAATAGTTAACGATGACGAAATACTGGCAGTTATCGATGACCCAAGAGATATTTTGCCAGCAAACATTTTATAACATGGAGGTACCATGCCAGAGGCAATAACACCATCTTCAGAAAAACTCGTACCTATTGATACGTCGGGTAATGCTGTGGATGTGACACTAAAAGAAGATAAAAAAGATGACGTAGTTGCAACAACGGAAGGAGAAGCCCCTGTTGTTGAAATTAAAGATGATAAGCCCGTTGAAGTTAGAGAAGAAATAAAAGATGAGAATAAATCTGAAGAATTAGAAGACTATAGTGTAGGTGTAAAAAAACGTATTGATAAACTTACTAAAAAAATGCGTGAAGCCGAAAGACGTGAACAAGCTGCTATAGAATATGCTAAAAATGTTAATGAAAAATATAAACAAGCTGTTAACGTTGGAACGCAAAAAGATGATTATAGTATTAAACAAATTGAAGATAAATTAGTAACTCAAGAAGCTTTTGCTAAAAGAGCATTAGAAGCTGCAATGCAAGCAGGAGATGTTAATAAACAAGTGGAAGCTCAACAAGAAATTGCGAGGTTAGCAATTGAAAAAGAAAGAGTTAATGTATCTAAAATAAAAAGAGAAAGACAAAAAAAACAATTAGAAGGCAAAGAGTTTCAAGGAGAACCAATGCCTGAAATACTCAAAGAAGGAGGAATGGCACCTACCTCAGATACTTCTTCACAGGAAATTGATCCTAAAGCTCAAAGTTGGGCTTCTAAAAACACTTGGTTTGGAAAAGATAGAGTTATGACTTATGCTGCTATGGGATTACATGAAGAATTAGTTGAAGAAGGATTTGACGCAACCACTGATGAGTATTATAATGAAATTGACAAACGAATTAAAAACAGATTTCCTCAAGGAGGAGGTCAGTCTAAGCCAACTCAAAAAGTGGCTTCTGCTGTCAGAACATCGTCCGCTGGACGCCGCACTGTGAGACTCACACCTTCACAAGTTGCTATCGCAAAAAAACTTGGTGTGCCCTTGGAAGAATACGCAAAACACGTGAAGGAGGCGTAAATGAATACTGAAACTAAAAAAGTTGAACAAATTAAAAAGACCTCACGCAAAGCTGAAACCCGTGAAAAGGTTGCTCGTAAAAGAGGATGGGTTCCTCCATCAAACTTAGAGGCACCAGAACCACCTGAAGGATTTCACCACAGATGGGTTCGAGCAGAATTTAGAGGCGAACAAGATGAAAAAAACATCATGGGTCGTCTTCGTTCTGGTTACGAATTTGTTATGTTAAGTGAGTATCCTGATCGATTAGACTTACCGTCTATCGCTGAAGGTAAATATAAAGGTGTAATAGGAGTTGGTGGGTTATTATTAATGAGATGTCCGATCGAGGTCAAAGAAGATAGAGACGCTTACTTCAGGCGCTTAACCGACGATCAGATGGCTTCAGTAGATAATGATCTAATGAAAAACGAGCATCCAAGCATGCCAATCTCAAAAGATAGGCAAAGCAGAGTAACTTTTGGTGGAAAAAAAGACTAATAAGTAGGATTTTAGACCACCGAAACTATTAAAAGGATGACAATATGGCAAATATTGATAGTGCATTTGGTTTAATTCCAATTGCAAAGGTTGGTCAGAATCCAAATAATGGTGGTTTAACTCAATACACAATCGGTGATAATCAGACTACAGGTATCTTTACAGGGGACCCCGTTACTTACAAAAACGATGGAACTGTGGAAGTTGGTACTGCTAGTACTGCATTTTGTGGCGTGTTTAGAGGATGTTTTTATACTGATCCCTCTACGAGTAAACCAACATGGAGACCCTACTTTCCTGCTTCAACATCACCTGGTGATGCAGTAGCATTTGTAGTAGATGACCCACAACAATCATTTATAGCTCAACAAGATTCTGATTCAGTTAATCTTGTAGCAGCAAATTTAAACGAAAACTGTAATCTGGTTTTCGGAGCTGGTAACACCGTTACGGGTGTTTCTGGTGTTGAAATAGATTCAAGCAGCAAGAATACTACTGCTACTCATCAAGTGAGATTAATTAGTTTTTGGGATGTCCCAAGCAACGATACTACTGCTAATAACAGTGTTTTCGTAGTTAAAATTAATAATCACCAACTTATGGGTGGTACTGGTACTCAAGGCGTATAATAGGAAAGGACTAGAAAATGGCAATTAATAGAGCCCAGCTCGCCAAAGAACTGGAACCTGGTCTAAACGCCCTGTTTGGATTGGAGTATAAAAGATACGAAAATGAGTCTGCTGAAATTTTCAGCCAAGAATCTTCTGACAGAGCTTTTGAAGAAGAAGTAATGTTAGTAGGCTTCGGTGAAGCAGCGGTAAAACCTGAAGGTTCTGCGGTAGCATTTGATACTGCAAAAGAATCTTTTACTGCAAGATACGTACATGACACAATCGCACTTGCGTTTGCGTTAACGGAAGAAGCAGTAGAGGATAACCTTTACGACACTTTATCTGCTCGTTACACTAAAGCTTTAGCTAGATCTATGGCTTACACTAAACAAGTTAGAGGAGCGAATGTATTAAATAATGCGTTCTCTACTACTGGTGGTGATGGTGTTACATTAGCTAACACAGCACACCCAACTACTTTTGGTGGAACATGGTCTAACAGAAGTTCGACTGATGCAGACATTAATGAAACCTCATTAGAACAAGCGATGATTGATATTGCTGGTTTTATCGACGAAAGAGGACTAAAAATTGCAATGAATGGAAGAAAATTAATTATTCCAGTAAACATTCAATTTGTAGCGGATAGAATTTTAAATTCTACTCTTAGAGTTGGTACTGCTGACAATGACATTAACGCACTCAGAAATATGGGTATGTTACCAGAAGGTTATGTAGTAAATCACTACTTAACTGATACTGATGCATGGTTCGTAAAAACTGATTGTCCTAATGGATTTAAACACTTTGTTAGAGCTGCCCTTGCTACAGGCATGGAAGGCGATTTTGACACAGGAAATATGAGATACAAAGCTCGTGAGAGATATAGCTTTGGTTACTCTGATCCTAGAGCTGTTTACGCATCTCAAGGTTCGTAAAAATCACTGGATCCTCCCAGATCGAAGAAGGCGGTTGCAAGACCGCCTTTTTTGTTTTATAAATTATTTTAATGTTATTGTTGGTAAAGAGTCATAAGGACTTTTTACTGGTCATATTTTAAAAGGAGACTGACATGACAACACATTTTAATAATGGCGTTACTAATGTGGTTAAAGACAAAAGCCCATTAAAAAACGCAATGATGCCTGATCCATTTCCCGTTACTGGTACACAAAGTGCAGGATATGATTTCTTAGGCCAAACGTCGTATATGGATGATTTTTATTCATTCATTACAAGAACCAATACAAGTAATAATGGAAGAGGTTCACCAGGATGGTACGTGAGCCAAACTGCTAGTACACAAACATGTGCACCAGTAGCAGATGCCCATGGTGGATGGTTACAACTAGATGAAGTGAATGCAACTGATGATGCCTATAACCAAGTTAATAGTTTTAGTGCTTATCAATTAAGCACAAAAATGAATTTTGGTTTTGAAGCAAGAGTAGCAGTTGAAGATGTTTCAACAACAGAAATGGTTATTGGATTAGTTGATACAGATACAACTTCTCAAGTAGTAAATATTACTGACGGAGTATATTTCTCTAACTTTGCTGATCCTACTTCAATTACTGCTGGAACTGGTTGGTATTTACACGCTGAAAAAAATGGAACAGTAACTTCAAGTGAT